GTGACCCTGTGAAGGCTCTAGAAGGACAGAGACGACAGCGCCAGCAGGTATAGGAGAGTATTACGCATTGCAGCGAATAGCACGAAGAATCGCGCCGTGTTACCCGGCCCTAGGAAAATTGTTGTTTAAAGAACGTATGCGAATGTTAAAAATCGAATGGAAACCACAAGGAGAATGTAAGGATCGAACGCATGAGACATGTGATTGTTCAATGGTAGTCATATTACCAGAAGAGTTGGACTCCATGGCAGTGCATTCATCGAGGTATGAGGGTACGGTACGACAATCGAAACAAGATATATTAATGTATGCAATGGCGGTGATAGCGGCAAACTTTGACTATTCGACAACTTTTGTACCTGTAGCGAGGAATATTCAGTCGGTTTTAACGACACTTCGAATAAGCGCAGGGGCTTATCAGAACATTACACGAGTAGCCCCACATTTTCATACACAGAATACAACGAGACCAACAGAATTACCAACTCCGGTACCAGAGGTTCAAAAAGTCTTTGAAATGGCGGATATATTGTATTTCGCGAGAAGGTCGGGCGGATATAATAAAAGGTCATTGGAGGAAAAAATCTGGAGAGTTGCGGACGGACAGGCATGGCCACAGGAGGATGAAATACCATCGTTGGCAGTATTAGCAGCAAGAAGAGCATCACCATGGAATCAGGCAGTAGGTGGAAATGCAACGGATAAACCATATACGCGATCAGCCCTGGCAGATTTACATTCAAGTAAATTTTCAAAGCAAACAGCAATATATGGACGGAATGTAAAGTACTTGAACGAATTTGCAAGGAGTTTAGCACCATTAATGTCGAAAGCGTTGGATTGTTTGTATCGTATTTTGGGAACGAAAAAATATATAGGAAAGTTTGATTTTGAACCAGATCCAAAGTACATCACATCAATATACCTCGGAGCAAGTTCGGGGGATGCACCAGGTCCGGAATTACAAACACACACAAAGACAGGTATCCCAATTTATGTGAGTCCTAGAGGAAAAAAATTCGAAGAACACGAGCGGGCAGTGAAAAATGTGAATCGAATGTTGGCTGAGGCAACCCATGATCAGCCATCATTGAGGAATAAGGCATGGGTAATGAAGGGAAAGAATGAGACATATTGTAAGTATGACAAGTATACTAATACAGAATATCAGAAGTATGCAGATAAATTTCGTTTCTTTGTGATACCGAGTGATGAGGAATCACTGACGGAGCGAATTTTGTTTACATTGCGTCAGAATCTCGAACGGGGATATATATGTATTGGGCATACGTGGTCTGCAGGTGGTGCGGACCGAATTGTCGAATTATTACATTATGACGAACAGAATCCAACATCATCTGTTTATTCCATGGGGGATCTAATAAATTGTGATCAGTCGTTGCATCGGGTATTATTAGAATTTTTTATTGCACATGGCGGCATATATTATAATAAGAAACATCAATCGTGGCCAGTGTACAAAAGAATTTTAAAAACAATATTCGATTGGCTAATAACACGGTTAACGCATGTATACGCGAATATATGGATCATAGTATACGGAGGAGTACCATCGGGTTCCTTTGTAACTTCACATGCAGATTCATGGGTGTCGCTGTTACTGTTTTGTCTATGGTGTTGTTATGAAATTTCAAGAATGGCCGATAGTGAAGTAGCAAGGATGGCAACGGAAGCAATGATGAGTTTTCAATTAATAATGATAGTATACGGGGATGATTTAATCCATAAATGTCCGCGGTCTCTAGTCGAATGGCTAGGATTTGAACGATATATTCAATGGGCAAAAAATTTTTTTGATATGCATTTTAAAGATGTCAAAATAGATAGACCATTAATATCATCGGTATCAGAAAGTGGGGCTATATTAGAAGATGGATGTTCTTTTCTACATCGAAGAATAATTAAGAATCGATGGAAGGGGAAAGGACAACCAAAATGGTTACCATGGCGTCCCACAGCAGATTATGGATACCGTTTGGTGTATGGCAGGGAGCCGGACCAGAACAGGAACATTATGGACGTAATGCTATCAGCAATGGGAATGGCCTACGATTCATATGCGGCAAATTTAGATGCGTATTCTTATCTACGAGACGTTTTTATGGTAGGGTTTAAAGCACTCGAATGTCGAATAACAAGTGTGAATGAGCTGCTGTTTAATCACTTCCAAGCGAAACGAGGGGGTGATTTGTCTCAGTATTTGAGGAAGGGAAAAATGTCAATGGAGGAATTGCAAAATGGATTCCCGAAGTTGACGACATTGGTAAAGAAGAATGTAGTAGATCGAGAGAAATGGAATTTGCGAAGATTTCCGGTCCAGGAAGACGTGCAATTCTATGATGACGATTACTGAACAGGTGGAGTGGAAAAAATAAAAATTAACAAACCGATCATAAGTAAGTGGGCATAAACATGAGAAAATAATTGGATGTCAAAGAAATTTGAATAAAGATTAAAATAAGTGTTTGTGTCATAAAT